AATATCTGTTTTGTAATCAACACTGCCTTCCCATTTTATATTTGTGTTATCAAGAGGATGACTTTTATTTTTCTGCATCAAAAATTACCTCGTAATCAAGATTTTCATATTTTGCCAAAAATTCAGCAATAGCTACATCCATTATATAGTTAAGAGATTTTTCCTGCTTAATAGCTAGTAATTTAAGTCTCTTATGCTTGTTGGGATGTACCCTAATTTTAAGTTGTTTTTTAATCATAGTACAATGGTACCACTTTTCTTTTTTTTAAAAAAGCAACAAGTGAAAAAAATAATTAAAAATGTTATTATATATTTATGGCCCGAGTCACGTATGGGCATTTAAACACGCGAGGAATAAATGACAAAAAAAATTTACAAAGCCTATTGCGCGGAATTACCATTTATTGATGTTCCACCAATAGCGAAAGTTTATCCAAGAGCCCCAACGGCTAATGATAAAGAATTTTCAATTGGATTTCCATGGATCTATAAGCCAACAGTTGATACTGCAGATTATTATGTTTATGGTGGAATAGATTCATCAGGAGACGCTATCTGGGTTGATGCAGCAGCACCAGATGGTAGCACTACAGTAAAAGGCATAGTAAGACTAGCAACTGTTGCAGAATCACAAGCAGGTATATTAGAAACAGTAGCAAACACACCAGCAGGACTTGCAGCAGTAGCGATTGCAGGTGCACCAAATTGGTCTGAAACAGTTAGTGGAATAGGTCAAATAGCAACGACTGCTGAAACTGTAGCCTATGCTCTTGATACTGTAGCAATTACTCCATCGAAACTTGGTGATGCTTTCGCAGTTCCAGCTGCTATTGGATCAACAACACCAGCAGCAGCAGAATTCACAACAATGTCGACAACTGGATTAGCAACATTAGGTGCCTCAGCTACAATAGTAACTGGTGCAGTAGCTCTTTCTTTAGGAGCAGATGCTTCTACAGGAGCTATTAATTGTGGTACAGGAGCTGGAGCTAGAGCGATTACAGTTGGTAATATAACAACAACCACAGCAGTAACAGTTAATTCTGGAACAGGCGGTATAACTTTAGCTTCAACAGCAGCAGGTGATATCACAGCAAATGCTGGAGATAAATTTGTTGTAGATGCAGCAGGTACAATCGATCTTAACTCAAGCGCAGCAGCTATTAACATTGGTGATGATGATGTTGACCAAGCGATTAATATAGCTACTGATGGAGAAAGAGATTTAACCTTAGGTTCATCAAATGGCGCAGCATCAATAACTATAGATTGTGGAACAGGTGCTTTAGACATTGGAACAAACGCGATAGCCCATACACTTACTCTTGGTAATGTTACTGGAGCAACTGCAATTGTTATGAATACAGGAACAGGTAACTTTGCATTGAATGGCATTGGAGCGTCTACATATGAAATAGGAGCAGCAACAACCGCAGGAACAATAGACATTGGTGGTACATCACAAACAGGAACAATTACTTTAGGTGATTCTGATGGTATTAATATTGTACAAATTGGTTCTGGAGAGGGTGCTACAACAGTAAATATCGCAGGTGGAGCTACAGCAGCAAAAGCGGTAAATATAGGAACTGGAGCTATTGCGAACGTAATAACAGCAGGTTCTGTAACTGGTGCTTCTAGTGTAGACTTATTAGTTGGAACAGGCAACTTCACTCTTGAAGGTGCAGTAACTTCAACTTATGAAATCAGTTCAACAGGCGTTAATACTGGAACAGTAACTATTGCCTCAGGTACAGGTGCTAGAACAGTAGAAATTGCTGGTGGTGGCACAGGTGCTAAAACAATTAATATCGGTGCAGCAGCTTCCGCAGACGTAATTACTATAGGTGATGCAACAGGAGCTTCTTCATTAGATCTTAAAGCAGGAACAGGAAACTTTACTTTAGATGGTAATGCAGCTACAACTTATACAGTTGGAGCTTCAACAACTACTGGTACTATTGCTATTGGTGGAACAAGCCAAACTGGTACTATGACTCTTGGAGATTCTGATGGAATCAACATTGTTGAGATCGGAAGCGGAGAAGGAGCGACTACAGTTAATATAGCAGGCGGAGCGACAGCGGCTAAAGTTGTTGGAATAGCAACAGGAGCAGTAGCTAACTTAGTTACTATTGGTTCAGCTTCTGGTGCAGCAGCTATGACACTACTTTGCGGTACTGGAAACTTTAGTTTAGATGGTGCGGCAACAAGTGATTATACTATTGCCCCAACAACAACTTCAGGAACTATCAACTTTGGTGGAACTGGAGCTAACACTGGTACAATGACAATTGCTGGTGGAACTGGAGCACAAACAATAAATGCGGCAGCTTCTACAGGCATTAAAACTATTAATGTTGGTACTGGCGCAGCAGCAAACGCTATAACAGTGGGTACAGAAAACACTACAGCTACTCTTGATCTTAAAGCGGGATCTGGCGGAGTTAATGTTTATGGTAACTTAGCTCTAGCAAATGTAGCTACATATCTACAAATGAATGGTGGAGCGGTTACTGACTTTATCGGTAGAGCTACTTTAGTTGCTGGTACTGTAACAGTTGCTAATATAAATATCGCAGCTACAGATAGAATATTTGTTACTAGATACGCACTTAATGGATCACCTGCTATGGGTCATCTTTTGACAACAATAAATGCTGGAGCAAGTTTTGTTATAGCAGCTTATGATAATACAGGAGTTGCAGCGATCACGGATGTTACTTCAGTGGATTACGTTATAATAAGACAATCATAAGATAAATATTGAGGGTGTATTTTAAAAAAAATATGCCCTTATTTAACCATGTGAGGAAAAAATGTCTAGTGGAATAAACAGACCATTTAAGTATGGAGCGAATGACCGAAGAGAATTTATTGTTCAAAATTCTGAGGTAGAATACCGAGCTGTAAACGATTCTAACGGAAACCCAACGTATCTAGCTAGGTCAAAACTTGGTGTTGCTGATGGTGACGAGAAATGGCAAATCAGAAAAATAACTTACGATGCAAACCAAGGTGTAACATCTGTAGAATGGCCGCAAACTGGTGGCATACCTTCTGCTGATTTTATTTTTTCTTGGACAGCATACCTAACTTACACATTTTCATAGGAGATATCAATGGGCTACAGATACAATGCGATTACTGGTGATATGGATTTTGTTGATACTGAAACAGTACCTCCAGCTGTCCCCACTATTTTTACAGCAGACGCAGGGAACGCAACACCAGCGCTTAATATTTTAGATATATTAGGCACAAACGGAATAACTACAAGCGGTGCTGGAAACACAATAACAATAACAGCAGCAACAGCAACTTCTGGAGCTACAGCATTACTAGCTACTAAAGGCGTTGCCTCTTTCGATAGTGCTGATTTCACAGTAGTAGATGGCTTTGTAAAAGTTGCAGCTACATTTGGCGGTATTCAATCTATATTAACAGACGATGGCTTGCCAGCAGTAGATCCAGATGCGGCAGGACAAGTAAATTTCTTAGGTACAAATGGATTAGTAGTTAATGGACACGGCCCAGGAAATACAGTAACAGTAACAGGATTAAATTCTACCGCTATTGCAACTGGAGTAGTTGAGCTTTGTACAGACGCAGAAGTAATTGACGGAACACAAACAGATTATCACGTTGTTAACCCCTCTTCTTTAAAAGCCAAACTTGGTGTTCAGACAGCACAAGGCGTAATGATATCAAAGGGAACTAATGCAGCAATTGAATCTACCGCAGCAGGCACCACAGGACAGCTTTTAGTAGGAGGAACAGGGGCAAACCCAGCATTTGCTAATATAGCGTATAATTCAGGATTTACCTTCAGTAATTTAACAGCGGCTAATCCAGTAACCCTCTCGGTAAATAACACAGATACAGATATCGCTTCAACAGCGAACCTACTAATATCAGTTCCTCCATTAGGAGCAGATGGTTTTGTAAGTTGGGAGATTCAAGGCACATTATTTTATGCAATGGGACCAGATAATTCAGATTCAGATATTTGGAAACTAACAACATCATCAGACCCAAGCAGCGGAACGACAGCGATAGCAGTAGACAATACAACAGCAGCAGTTAAATTCGCTAATGCTTATGAATTTCCCATAGCAGATGGCACAGCTAACTATGTTTTAGCAACAGACGGAGCAGGTAATTTAGACTTTGCAGAAGCAGGAACATTAGTAACTGATCATGATAATATTCTATATGTTGGAAAGCACGGAAGCGATGCTAATGATGGTAGAACGCCTAGTAATGCAAAACTTACAATACAGGCAGCGGTAACAGCAGCAGCAGAAGGAGATACTATTTTAGTGTATCCTGGAAGCTACAACGAAACAGTTACTCACGCAGCTAATAATGTCACAATGATTGCAGAAGGAAAGACAAATTCAGTAATTATCACACAAGCAGACGCAAATGTTGTTGATTTTGCAACATTTACAGGTATCCAATACAAATATTTTGGAATAAAATGTACAGCAGCAACTACTGCTATTAATACAGTTCAAGGTTCTACAGGCGGTTGTACCTTTAAAGAATGTTATTTAGAAATGAAGTGTGCTACAGATATTGCGGCTGCAATTCAACCAGCCGTAGGATCAATAACAGGAGCTGGAGACTTAAAAATTACCATTGGTAGAGTTAATTATTCTCATACAGGCAATGGTGGTGGAACAGCTCAAAAAGGAGCTTTTAGAGTAGCTGACGGAGGAGAAGTCACACTTCAACGTATAAATGATTTATCTATTGCATGTAGCGGAACAGCATTAGTTACTGGAGTTGCTATAGATACAGCTTCAACTGGTGTATTTTTCATGAACGACAATAAGATTACAGTTACAGATCCAAATGCAACAATTGTTACAGGACTTGCATATCTTGGCGGGACTGGATTAACTCATGAGTATTTTAGAAATGAAGTCCATGTAATAGCCACAAATAATATTGGATATGGATTCTTCTCAGCAGATACAGCAACAAAATCTCGATTCTTTTTTAATCATATTCATGTAGAAGATACAGCAGGCTCAAGTTATAGTTTCCTAATTGGTAATGGAGCAACAGTAACGTCTCGGTTTGATGATATAGTTGCAGCAGATGGGTATAGTTTAACAGCAGGTGGGATCTTCTGCCAAACAAACTCAGAGGTAGATGGTGAGTTGACTTGTTCATGCGCTAAAGCAGCAGATACTAATCAAGTAACAATTGCCAACACAGACAACACAGCAACGGCAAGTAATGCAGCAGTAAACATATCTGTAGGTGGAACAACCTCAACAGGTGACCCTTATACTCAATGGCTAATAACTGGTTCAACAGCTTTTAGTGCTGGTATAGACAATAGTGATTCAGATGCATTTAAGATTGGACCAAATACTAATCCAAGCACAGGAAACTCAGACTTTGAGATAGCCGCAGCTACAGGAGCTATAACCTTTAATGAGGCTTATACATTCCCTGTAGCAGATGGTGGAGCAGACGAAGTTCTAACTACAGATGGAGCAGGAGCAGTAACTTGGCAGGCTGCAGGAGCGGGTGGACTTACGTGGTCAGTAGTCACAGCAGATACAGATTTTGCAGTTAATACAGGAACTATAGCTAATAAGGCAGGCTTGCTAACAATGACTCTTCCAGCTACAGCAGCTATCGGAGATATTATTGAAATAACAGGCATTAATACAGCAGTTGGATGGAGAGTGGCACAAAATGCTAACCAAACTTGTCATTTTGGAACATCGTCAACCACTACTGGAGTCGGAGGTTATTTAGAAGCAACCGCTATAAGAGATTCAGTAAAATTAGTTTGTGTAGTAGCTGGAGCCTCAACAGAATATAATGTTTTATCATCAGTTGGTAATATTACCGTTTCTTGATAATTAGTTTAAGGAGATAAAATGGCTCAAAATAATGATTTAAATAACACTTCAAGTACATTTAATGCTGATTCTTTGTCTGTTAATTCTGCATATACTTTTCCAATAGCAGCGGGGACAGAGGGCAACAGAATAGAAACAGATGGATCAGAAGTTGGCTCTTGGGATACTAATAATAATGAAGGTAATATTGTTCAGACTGTTTATAATTCTACTTCGTCTAAAGTTGATTGTAACACTACATTCCCAAGGGATGACACGATTCCCCAGAATACGGAAGGTGATGAGGTTCTTACAGTTACGATAACACCAACAAGCTCTACAAATGACCTTATAATTAGATTCACTGCATGTACTACTGTAGACACACGTTACACAGGTTTTGCCGCTCTTTTTCAAGACTCAACAGCAAATGCTTTAGCCGTAAATATTGGCAGAACATATCCATATGAACTAAATTATGGATGTTCTACGTCTTTGACTTATTATATGGCTGCAGGAACTACATCGTCAACAACTTTTAAAATCAGAATGGGTGGAAGTGCTAATGATGTTGAGGTTAATGGATATCAGAACAGTAGAATATTTGGTGGTGTATCATCTACTCATTTATTTGTACAGGAGGTAAAAGTTTAATGGTTCAAAATAATTCTCTAAACAATGTTTCTCCAACATTTAATCCAAGTGCTTTAACCGTAAATTCAGTCTATACTTTTCCAACATCAGATGGTACAGCTGGACAGGTTTTAGAAACAGATGGGGCTGGAGCAGTAACTTGGGAAGCTGATACATCAGTAGAATATTTAATTCAAACAGCTAGTGCAAATACTACATCTAGAATTACTTGTGCAACATTATTCCCATTGGATGATACGATCCCTCAGAACACAGAAGGAGATGAAGTAATTACTGTTTCAATAACTCCTACAAATTCTACTAATGTTTTAGTAATTCAGTTTATTTCTAATTTTGCATTGGCTACTGCTACTGCTACTGGTCTTGTAGCCTTATTTCAAGATTCAACAGCAAATGCTTTATCTGCTGCATATGGAGCTACTGTTTTTAATACAAATTATAATGCTCCTTTTGTTTTAACCCATGTTATGGATGCAGGGACAACAAGTTCAACAACTTTTAAGATAAGAGCAGGATCACATAATGATGCAAAGACTGTTTATGTCAACGGAACTTCTACAACCCGCTTTTTTGGTGGCACTGCTCAAGCACGAATAACAGTTTTCGAATATAAGGCAGGAGCTTAAAAATGGTAACTAATAATTCTTTAAATAATACCTCAAGTACATTTAATCCAGATGAACTAACAGTAAATTCAGTCTATACTTTTCCAGATGCAGATGGTACTGCAGGTGATATACTGTACGCAGAGACTGGAACAGATGTCTCATGGCAAGAAAATATCTCTGAAGAAAATCTAGTCCAAAATGTTTTTGCTTCAACTACTTCGCTAGTTTCATCTACTACTGGCCTGCCTTATGCTAGAGACACGATCCCTCAGAACACAGAAGGAGATGAGATTCTTACAGCTACGATAACACCTAAAAGTTCAACAAATAAATTGTTAATACAATTTAGTTGTTCTTTTGCTGTTTCTAGTGTTACAGCTGTTAGTGGAGCCTTATTTCAAGATTCAACAGCAAATGCTTTATCTGCTTCTATTTTTCAAATAGCAGACGGTGCTAATTATACAGGTTCAGGGATAATAACCCATATTATGGATGCAGGGACAACAAGTTCAACAACTTTTAAGATAAGAGTAGGATCAACTATGGCTCCTACTGTATATGTAAATGGAAACAGTACAGGAAGAAAATTTGGAGGAGTAGCCTCAACACATCTAATCATTCAGGAGTATAAATCATGATAAAATATTTTATGAGACCAGACAGCAACACACCACCAGCATATGTTTATATTGAAGGTGATGAGACAGATTCTTTATGGGATTCAAAAACTTGTACAGAAGTACCTAAAAAGCCTTCTAGTAACCATCTTTATAATATGCAATCTAAGAAATGGGAACTATCAGAAGCTCATTATATGGATCACCTTAGAAACGATAGAGATAATCTATTGTTGGAGTCTGATAAATATATGATTTCAGATTATCCGATTTCAGAATCAGATAAAGCATTGATGATAACATATAGAAAAGACTTGAGAGATTGTCCATCTAAAACAATATTGGCTGAGAGAATTTTGCCAAGTTTCCCAGATCTTAACAAGGGATAAGTTAAATGTATAAAAAAGCATTAAAAGAAATATGGAGAGAGATACCAATGAAAGCAAGATACAGTATATTTTTTATAGTAGGCTTTGTTATTGGAGCCGCGATTCAGCAATTAATATTTTGAAAAGAAGCAGCCAATCAAGGCTGCTTTTTTTAAGATTATTATATTTTTCTTAAAGACCATCTAGTTATTGGTTTTCCAATGTATTGGCTTAAATCAACGTCTAATAGGGCAGGAATGGCCTTATAGTCAATACGCCCTATGCCAACACTGCATGTATATAGATAATCGCCAGAGCGTGCGTTTCTGTCGTCTGAACGTGATTTTAATGTTATCTCTAGTTCCTTTTCTTGAGCAACTAGCATTTTCTTCTGTTGTTTAATATTATATAGCTCCATCGCTACCGTTAACCAATCTTCTCCCTTATCGATAAAATCATTATCTGTAAGAGGCGGTTCTTTCATTGTTTCAACATATTCCCAAAATTTAGAAAGTTCTTTTTCTAACATCTTGCAATATTCTTCGTCCTTAGCAACCTTTACTATAACTCCCTCTCCTTTGTGAAAAGAAAAGTAGTCAACAAACGGCAGCTCGGTTACCATTGCCTGCATTTGAACTTGGGGAATATATTTAGCTGGAACTTTCCCTTCCTTAGCTAATAGATGATCTTCCTCACTGCAATTTTTTATCTCTACTGCACGGTCTTGCGTGATATTTAATCCATCTAGCGAAACCATAAGGTAGGGATATTTTTTATTTTTAACACAAGCAGACTCAAAAAGATCTCCGACCATCTCTTGATATGCTTGTCTTGCAGGCTCTTCCATAGCTTTACCATATCGAGTAGCAAAATTATCTGTTTCTGTAGTATCTAACCCTAATTTTTCCATCCATAAAAGTCGTGGAGTTTTAATTCTACCGTCATTAGTCTTCCATTTTGAGACTCCTAAAATAATACTAGCATCCGAGGCGCCAATATGGTTTTTTCTCATGTCTAACCATTCTTGAGTATTTTGTTCAACGTCTACTTTATACATTTGCAGCCTCCATAATATCGTCATTTGAATACTTATCTTTTAAACTGTTCATATATACCTTGATCTTTTCCTTAGCTCTCTTAAGAACCTTGGAATACATTTCTTTAGGCATGTCTTGAAAAGATAGAATCTCTTTTTTTCTTAAAAATAATTCGATCTCTTTCTTATATTCGGGTATAACATTGAAAACATCATTCAAAGCATGAACTTCTTCGGTTGTTCGAACATCTTTCTTTTCAATAGTAGATGTTTCTTCTACAGAATTAACGTCATCAACCACCTTAGCTACGTTTATTTCTCCTTCTACATAGCAATTTCCCACAATATCTGGAAATAATCTCCTAGCTAAACGAGACAACGCTCTAGCGTAAAGCATATCTTGAGGATAAGTAATCCAAGAGTTAACATAGATCCTTGCTTTCTTTGCTTCATCAATAGAAAAAGAAGCTGCCATTGCATCATGAGTATCTGCTCTCTTTCCGTTGATAGTACAAGTTGTATTATCTATCTTAGATATAGTAAAGCTATGACCTCTTGAACGTATTAATGCCCCCATCATACGAGCTGACATTTCAATCTTACCTTTAAAATAATACAATCCGCCTTGAAGGGCTTGAATTGGATTGATACCAAGCGATTTTGCAGTTTGAATTATCGCAAAAACTCCAGCCTCTCCAATTGTTTTATAATAGGGTGTTTGTAATAATAGTTTGCACATTTTATTTGTGTCTTCTATCTCTACTAAAAAATTAGTAGCTTTAACTTCAACTTCATTATTGTTCATCATTATCTCCTTCATTAGTTTCTTTTATGTTTACTTCTCTTTGACCTATAATTAAATCAAAGCTTTTTTTCAAATCTGTATAAATAAAATCTTTTATCGCTTCATCTGATGCGTTGGAATTTGCAAGCTGTTCTAGCCCCCAACCAACAAGTTCATGCCATACATACGAAACATCCATTGGTTCATTCTCTTTTTCAAATAAATCATGCATTTCAAGAAAAACACCATCTAATTTATTTGTTAATAACGAGCGTAGTTTGCATGGTATGCAGCAATTATTTTCTTCATTCATCTTCATCATCCTTTTTATAATTTATAATTTTCATCAATTTCTTTTATAATAGATGTTGGATTTCTACCACAAAAACGACATCTCCACCCATTAGTTTTAAATATTTTTCTACTAACAATTATAGCTTCTTCTTCCGACTCAGCAGCGACAATCCCAATATCAGTATAAAACGTTAGTTCATCTAAATTATGACATCCGAATCCTGCTTGAAATCCTTCTGTTTGATTTCTCCTAGTATGTCTAATGTGTTGTAATAGATATCTTTTAGCTTTCATCATCATCACCTTGGCTTTCCAGCCATATAGTTTTTATTTAACTTATCTTGTCTTTAAATAATATGATTAATATACTAGATTTTTATAATTTTAAGCAACACAAAAGAAGTAGGAAACAGATGAGATTAAGTAAGTATTTAAGGCTAAATGGGATAAAGATTAATTTCTTTGCTAAAAAGCTAGGTGTCCATAGAACTACACTATATAGATATATTATCGGAGTATATAAAACACCCATAACTATAACTTTAGCGGTTAAATATTTAACCAACGGAAAAGTTTCAATCGTACAAGATAAAATTCAAAAAAAAGAAGAAGAAGTATTATACTTTAAATAGAAAATATTTTAAAAGCTTGTAAAGGTGTGGAATGTTAGTTAGTATCAAAATGTCTAAATTGGAAAAACAGATAAAAAAAAGAAGGGAAAGTACCACACCTTCCCTTCTACAAACTACACACGAGTGTAGAGATCAAACGCTCACTAGACGTAAGACTAATACCTTGGATTGCAATATGCTACTAAGGAACCCAATAACCAATAAAGGAATCACAACCATTAAAAGGAAGCAACAACCAATAAAGGATATAATAACATGAAAAAACTAAACTTAACCATAAGGATAATTAATCATGGTCTATAATATTAACGAACAAGAAACATTAGGTCAAGAAAAAGCTAAAAAAAAACTAGATTTAAGATCAGACACTCATTCCTTTGACACCGATATAGCTAAAGAATTTGGAATTGACATAGCTTTAATGTATAAGCATATGACTTACTGGGTTAATTATAATAAAACTCGTAAGAGTAATTTTCATGAAGGACTCTATTGGTTTTATAATACTTTAGAAGATATATCCACTCATTTCTCTTATTGGTCTAAAGATCAAGTAAAAAGAATTTTAAAAAAAATGCTTGATAAAAAGATAATTTTAAAAGGTAATTTCAACAAGACGTCTTTCGATCGAACTGTATGGTATACTATCAATTCCAAGCGTGAAATCCATCCCCAAAAAGCCAGAAATGTAAGCTGCCAAATGCATATGGCGGAATCGCCATATGGAAGGGACGGAATCGCCACACCTATACCTAATACTAATACTAATACTAAAAGTATATCTAAAGATATACCAAAAAAAGCTGCTTCCGCATCTGACGATGCTATGTTTTTATTTGATTTATTTGAAAAGGAAGTAAATAGAATTAGAAAAGAAAAGGATCTAAAAGAAATAGATGTATCCAAGACAAAGGCTCAGATCAAAGCTTTTGATGATTTGCTAAAAACTAATAGCAAAGAAGGAATAGCTAAAGTGATTAATGAAACGTTTAAAAACGATTGGTGGAAAGATAAGATGGGAACACCACTTTTCTTTAAAAAACATTTTATTGATTTAGAAATACAATCCGTAGACTCCAAACAAGCATCAATAGAAAATAATAGGAAGATAGCTCAAATATTCTATGAAAGATTTAAACAGAAAGCTTTAAATAAAAATACTAGAATTGAAATAAACGCTAGTCAAATAGAATTTATTCATACATCCTCACAAGCTCAACCATTTATAATTGGATATAATACTAAAAACTTTAAGGATCAAATTAACAATATTCAAAGGAAAATAAACTTATATTAAAGGAGTTAATTATGAAAATAGAAAATTATTTTGATGTAGCAGCAAAGTTACTAAAAACGCTAGAAGAAGAAAAGGGAACTATTGGCATTGACGCAAAAGATCCTTCTAAGATCATGGCTTATAGGATTGCGGTCATGAACGAATTTATTATGTTAAACTTAGTGAGTGTAGCTCGGAATGTGAGGGAATCCGCAGACTTCGAGGAATGTGAAGATCATATAAATCATCTTAAAAATTCATTTTACCACATGGTATATCTAATAAACTCTCAAGTTGCTAAAGCATTTGATTTAGTGTTTGAAGAAAAGAAACAAAAAATAATTAAAAAAAACTATTGAAATAATTATTAATATGTTTTATGAGTGAAAGTATGCTACTAAGGAACAAGTTAATGAGATTTATTCACGAAGGTACTCCGATACCAAAACAACGTCCAAGATTCGCCAACGGCATAGTTTACGATCCCCAAAATAAAGAAAAGAACAAAATGAAGTGGGAGTTCGCTAACCAGTTTCGCAAGCAAGGCTATTTAAATGCCCTAGAAGGGGCTATCGCGGCTCAAGTAGACATAAGGTACTCTATACCTAAATCATGGTCTAAAAAGCACAAAAAAGAAGCTTTCGGTAAATATCACACTAGCAAAAGTGATCTTGATAATGTAATCAAGTGGTATTTTGATATTTTAAATACAATTGCTTATCGAGACGATGCCCAAATATCTTCGGTCTTTGCACAAAAAACGTATTCTGATAAACCATCTGTTGAAATAAATTTATTTGAAATTGGAGATGAAATGGTTAACGAACATGCTATTACTTATAAAGATAATTTAACAATAGAAAATTTAGATTATCTTATTAAAAAAGCTAATAGACTCGGCTTAAATCATAGACAAATAGTAAGAGTTTTTCAAGAAGAAGATGAAGAAGGAACACATGTTTACTTTTCAGTAAGCGCACTCAAGGAGAAAATAAATGGAAATATCTAATAATTTAGATAGGCAATTAGAAGTAACTTACAAGTTTTATGTTCCAGAAAATGAAGCTGATCTTTTGATCTTTCAAAATGCTACAAATTTCTATATTGCTTTACTTGATATTCATGAGAGATGCAGACACACATGGAAGTATAAAGAAGACGCTACAGCAGCAGAAATTGAACTAGCAGAAAGAATTGGAGAAATAGTAGCTGAATCAGGGGTTTTTGATAATGAATAATGATAAATGGATATCAGTAAAAGATAAATTACCTTCATCGGATGAAGTATGCTATACGACTAACTCAAAATATGCAGGAGAACATATAGCTATTTATCATAATTACTATGATGTATTTGTTTTATACAACCCAGAATTGCATTCAACAATTTGTTTAGATGTTACGCATTGGATGGCACTACCATCACCTATAATAGGTGAAGAATAATGAATAACGATAAATGGATGATTTGTACTTGCTGCCACGCCGTTGTTCAGCTAAACGCTACAGGTATCTGCCTAGGCTGTCAAGGAGGCTTTGCAGGTCCACAAGATGAAGATAAGTATAAACCAGAAGAGATAAGCTTAAAGAGGGATAAGAAAGATGTTACCAAGAAGTAAAAAAAATAAGCAAGGCGAAAGACAACGAGCTAATAAGAACAAAGATTCTTGTAATGGTGACGGTCCAGGCTATGGCGAAGGAAACGCAAGAGGACAAGGAAAGGGAAGGAAAGATGGGAAAGGAAGATTTAACAATATTAAGGATTCTTTATGAGTTGGTTTAAGCGAAAAATTAAGAGAAGCTATTATGATTGGGATATAGGTGATTGTGTAGATATTACTGAGCAAAAGTATTTAGATAACAATCTTGCAAAGATTAGAAAAGATATATCAATTCTTACAAAAGACGTAAACCTAAAATTTAATCTGATAAGAGCTATTGCAGGTCGAAAACATGTTCTTGTTATAGATGATTATCACATAAAAGTAGACGGAAAATTATACGAGTCAAAAAAATGGGTCAGAGACAATGATTATGAATATATAGATACTTATGGATCTATGGGCGAACTATGGGTTGAGAAAGATAAAAAGAAGGAAAAAAAAGATGTTTAAGTGTGTTAGATATTCACCAGTTAATAAATCTACTTGCCTAGGTGTCGCAACAATTGAAGTCCCAAAATGGGGAGTAGAGATAAGCGGGATTTCGCTTCATCAAAAAGACGGTAAACGCTGGGTTAATTTGCCAGCAAGAATTGTTGATGATGGTGTTGAAAAGAAATACTATCAGTATATAAAATTCTCAGATAGAGATCACAAAGATAAGTTTTGCGAGATGGTAAAGAAGGCTATAGACGTTCACGCAGCAGCTATGGCAGCTATGCCAGAGACACAAGAGGGCGAAGAATGCCCATTTTAAACAAAAAAAGGAGATAACAATGGATTATAAAGTAAGCATATATTTTTCAACGGGAAAAGATTTATCAATAGTACTAAAAGATAGTGAATTTAAAACTTTCTTAGCTGATATGGCTAGCAATAAGCCACACTTCAACGAAGATAAGAAATCAGGCTATGCAGTGCCTTTATTCAACGTTCTTTACTATACGTTCGCTGAATATACAGATGAGATGAAACAAGCTGATGCTGATAGAGTAAAAGCAGCACAAGAAGCAACTAAACCAACAACAACAAAAGACGAAGCAAAAGAAATAAAAGAATCAAAATAACAATTAATTAATTCTGATAATCCTTTTAGCGAGCCGATACCACAGGACTAGCTATGAGTGATAATATCACATGGAAATATGAAAAGAGGAGCATAGATGAGCTCACCGAAAATAGGGACAATCCCCGTCGACTCTCTAAGAAAAGAGCTGAAGAACTTAAGAAATCGCTCGGAAAGTTCGGACTCTGTCAGCCTATCGTTATCCAACCAAGCGGAAAAATCGTTGGCGGACATCAAAGAGTTAAGATGTTCCGATCACTCGGCTATAATAAAGTTTCTGTTGCGATACCTTCCCGAACACTTTCCAACAGAGAAGAACAAGAGTTAACCATTGGTCTAAATAAGATTAGCGGGGATTTCGATCTTGATATGCTCGCTAACCGTTGGGACATGGATATCTTACTAGAGTCTGGCTTCACAGAAGAAGAGCTACTTTCTGATATAGTAGCCCAAGAAAAACCTAAAAAATTTTCAATAAATATTAAGTTCGATAATGAAGATGATCTGCGTCATGTAGAACGAGAGCTTCAACCAGTTATTGATTTATTCCCCGCTGCAATGATGAAAGTGAGGGCTAAATAATGGCTAAGAAACCAATAGTTAAAGTAAAGAAAGTGCAACGTCAGAACGGTGGAAGAAAAGTAATTCCTATTGACTGGGATGTAGTTAGTAGATGTTTAATGACTGGCTCAAATGGAGTACAGACCGCAGCTTATATCGGTGTTTGTGAAGATACTTTATATAACCGTTGTAAAATAGATCAAGGCGTAGATTTTTCCGTTTTTTTGACGGAACAAAAGCAAAAGGGTAATTCTTTTCTACTAGGAAAGCAGTATCAAGTGGCAATGGGAGGCAATACAACGATGCTTATATGGCTTGGTAAGCAACGACTAGCACAAACAGATCACCCAACAGATAAACAAGAGTTTAACGGCTCTCTAGCGAGTTTATTAGATGTAATGCACATGATTAAAAGCTCAGAAGATTTTGACGCGCTCGTTGAGTTAGCTAAGAACAACAAGAAGGAAGTAAAAGATGAACAAAGCTAAAGATGCTAAAGAGCTTCCAAAACTTACCGTTAGAGAGATTTGCGTTTCAGAAGAGATACAAGCACAGCTAGCACCAATCATATTAGAATACATAGATGACAAGAACTCATTAATAGACGCGCTTGATTGGATATTAACAGTAATTGTTAACGATAAACATAATAATTTAGACGTGTATGATAACGGTTGGAGAGAGAGAGAGTTTTAGATGAGTTGGATTAAATGCGAAGACAATTTTCCAGAAGAGAAAGATCAGATCATCGTTAAGCTAGTTGATTGCAAGATGGACTATACACATGCCTATGTGTACGTTAGATACGGTGAGGGACTAGGAGGATGGTTTGATGAATGGCGACATGCTACAGACCAAGAGAAACAAGAGTTTGGAAAGATTGACTGTGCCTATCTAAAAAAAAATGAAGAATAAGCTGATATAGCTCAATTGGTAGAGCACCTGATTTGTAACCAGAAGGTCGGGAGTTCGAATCCCTGTGGCAGCAAATTAATTAAGGAGAATGAAGATGGATGATGAACCAAAGAAAAAAGCAAAAATAAAAGCTACAAGACTAACATCTGCAAAGATAGAAAGAATAGTACGAGACGAGTTTAAGAAGTCATATTCCAAGCTGAAAAACATGGAAACTAAACTTGATAGAATGGTTAGAAAGCATGATGCAAGGATGTATCAGTTCGGAAAAATAAGAGACGTCGTTACTAAGCAAATGAAAGGGTATATGGACAAGATGGTGAGTATTGAAGACACATTCTTTACTCTATATCACAATATCCAAAGAAATCAGTTTTTATATGCTACTGATAAAGAGGAATGGTGGGATGACTACCTAGATTTGAAGCGTCATTATGTAGAAGAGCTCAACGTGGAGAAAAAAGCATGAACATATTCAATTTAATCACTATCAGCAGGTATGTGAAGCCCAAACTACAATTAAATACTAACTCTATTGAGAAAGATAAATGGAA